CCCACCAGCACCAGAGAACAAATCAATCACATTCAGCTTTGCGTCGTTATTTTGCTTATTTTTTATCGTCCACATATAAATTCCATTTATTCGTTCATACAGAAAGTTATCCTGAATCAATTTCTCCAAATCCACAATCTTCTTGTTCTTATCAAGGTATGCATAATTCTTTACAATTTCGGGAATTATATACTCATATAATTTCGCCGTTGTCGCGCCTTTGTTGTTGCCGATATACTTGTGTATCCTGTCGATAATAAAACCGTGTGCGTCCTCTAGATATTGAATTTTCACTTGGGGGCGATTTCCGATTGGCTTAATGAATGTGTAAATAAAATCTCCTTTTAATGTATTGTTCCTGTTGATCCCTTGGGTCCCTGACGAGACGGCTTGAGATTGCAATACAATTTCTTTTAGGACAAAACCCGCTTTTAAGCACCCTTCCAGGATGCCCTTCCAAACGTTCAGATCTCTGTTATGGAATGTGAATGATAAATATTTTCCGGGTCTTAGCACTCGAAACATTTCATTAAACGCTTTGGCGATGTTTTCGGCGAACACGCTTGCGGATTTATTCCGATATGGGTCAATAATGATTTCATTCGCATATTTTGGGGTCATTTTTAGCCAGGAATTCCAGAAATGGCTTAAAGCTAGATATGCAATGCTTTCGCCATAAGGGGGGTCCGTAAAAATATAATCCACGGAGTCACTCTCTAATGGCAACTTCTTACTGTCCGCCAAATATGTTCTTATAAGATTGTTTTTAAGGGAAGAGAGCTCTTTCTTCCCTTCGAATATTGCGTGAAAGCGAAGCTTAAAGCAATGAGGTATGGATCTCTCTGTGTGAATCGAGGGCACCCAAAACTTACTAATTACCCATCCAGACTTATATGTGCATTTTTCCAAGTCGGCGGGAATCATTTTTGATACATTCGGCAACATTGAGCTGAAAATAAATTTAAAGCAATCGCTAATCTCTCTGTCCTTGATTCTGCCAATTTCATCGAGCAAGAAAGACAATACAACTAAGGCCCTTCGTGTAAACAACTCGTCTATTCTGGAGACTCCACTTCGTTTTACATACTTAAGAATATCGTCCTTGGGATATCTTAATCTGTTGGCGTTCTCTAGCGTTTTAAACAACCCATCAGCTCTTGCGATATTGCGTATGTCGTAATCAGTTGGAGTCTTTGTTTGAATGCCATGATTGGGGCACACCAACCTAATCTTTCGTGGTTTAGATCTGTCCCAAACAGTGATTTCGATTTCTGATTTTGCCTGGCATTGCGGGCATTCTGTCGTGTAATAATCGCCGAACTTATCTTCCATTCTTTTGACGAGCATTGTATAGTAATCAGAAAACTTTTCGAAATCAATTTTAGATATCGAATTGTCTACTATAAATTTGGATATAGGGTTTATGTCAATCCCGCAAACCTGCCTGTTTAATTTGGCTGCTTCAATAATTGCCACACCACTGCCCATAAATGGGTCAAGCACTGTTTCTGTTTCCTTGGTATATCTCTTTATATAGTCTGCAACAATATTGTGAGCCTTTCTTCCCCAATATTTGTGCATAAGGTAATGCCTCGGGTGGGGAGACGCCTTCATCTCGGTGGTGGTGCTGTTCGGTGTGTGTTCACCATTTGATGCACTTATTAGTTTGTCCATTTCAGTCGTATCAAATCGTCTGTGGTTTGATGAAAATAGTCGAACTGTTTTCAATATTCCTGAATTCGCATACCTTCGGATTGTGGTTGTGGAGACGCCAAGCATCCCTGCGGCAGTTTTTGTTGAGATATAGGGCATACTTGTTTATACCATAATTAGACATGTTTTCCAATCAAATCGAGCAGTAGCAGGTCAAATACGGTCTGCATTGGTTATTTTAACCGTTTATGTCATTTCCTTCAGCATTGATAATTTAGATAATAATTCCATGACACTAACAACCAAAGACTTATCTGTGAACGATCTATTGGCGGTGTTCCAATATCCAGGACAGGCCTCACTGTCGGAGGCGATTGTTCTATCATCATTCTCGATACATAAGGCCAATGCATACCTGCCCGTCGAAGATTATAGAAACAACGTGTTTTCAATTCTTTGGAAACGACAATTCCATCATGGAAAAAACTGGACAGCGCAATACCGTAGTGAGCTTAATCAAGGCGCAGGTCGATTAGCTTTTAGGGTTTTCGAATCTCCTGCGAATAGGGGATGGAAATATCGATTAAAAGCTGAGGCCACGCTAAGCCCCCAGGACCAAAAAACACTCACAAGACTGCGAAATCTCTTTAAAAAAATTGAACAGGGATTGAGCCCTCTTGAATATAATGACGAGGAACAATTTCAGAATTCAGTTCAGATAGCGACCCCCGTAACATTGCCTGCCGGCAAGATCCCAAAACCAGACAAAAAGCGAGTCGGTAGGACAGAGCAATACGCAAGAAATCCCGGGTTTTCCAAAGCGGCCATAATCAATGCAGGCCATAAATGTCAATATGACAACAGTCATGTCACCTTTGATTTGCCGCAGACAAACAATAATTTTGTGGAGGCACATCATCTAATACCTATGCAGTATCAGGAACAGTTCGAGTACAGTATTGATGTCCCTGAAAATATTATTCCATTATGTCCGAATTGCCACAGAAGAATTCACAAGTCTGGTCTTTCATCAAAGGAAGAAATGCTTGTGAAGTTGTTTTCAGCATCAAAACAAGCAGAATTAAGTCCAAAAGGAATTAGTGTTTCGTTTTCAGAACTGCTGAATTTCTATAAAGGGCCAATTTAAACGGATATTTCTAGATTTATTGTGTAATATCTATACGCATCGCCTTGCCCGCCTGAAAGCAAGGTCATTTACGCAGTGATCTCCTCTTCGTGTGTGGTGCCGGTGTGGTTCCCAGACTCGTCAAGTTCCACTACATCCTGCCAGAACTTGCCGTCATGGTATTTATGATCTATTCCAACGGCCATAGACGGCCTTTGGACGGCTTCAAAGCCGTTTTCGTCCGCATAGTCCACGGCGAAGTCCGCGCCTGCCACTATGACGTTTTGAACCACGCCGTTCTTTATTAGGCAATATTCGTTTGCTATTGGCATATCTGTTCTCCTTTAAAATTCGTACCACTCGACGCGGCAGTAGCCGGAGCCGCCTGATGCACCTGCCTGGGTATAACTTCCTCCGCCACCGCCGCCGCCCGTATTGGCGGTGCCTGCTTCGCCTGCAGCGCCACTGCCGCCAGTGCCGCCTCCAGATGATCCTTGTCCACCCTGCTGAACTGTGCTCTGGCAGCTGCCTGCTCCGCCGCCACCGCCGAAGCCGGATATTCCGGGGCCGCCATCTCCGACAAACATACCGGGACCGTATTGTCTGGCGGCACCACCGCAACCGCCTATATATCCTTTACCACCTCTCAAGTTCGTTGGTGTAGACGAGTAGTTATACTGGCCGTCTATGCCGTTGCCGCCCATCCCTCCGCCACCTCCGGCGGTTAGGAAGTTACTGTTGGAACCACCACTACCGCCGCCGCACGATCCGGCAGCGCCTTCACGTGCGCGTCCACCACCACCGCCACCGGATACGGATACTGAGCCGAATGAACTGGTCCCTCCATTAGTGGCAACAGTGGCCGTAGAGCCCGCGGCAAGTCCTGCTCCGCCTGCGCCGACGACTACTGAAACGTTTCCGGAGACGTTGACGGGAACCCGAATGACACCGCCACCACCACCTCCTCCTCCGCCGATTATCCCGCCGTACCCTCCTGCGCCTCCGCCACCGCCTCCAACAAGTAAGACCTGCACCGTATCAACACCGGATGGCCTTATCCACATGCCTGAGGCCGCGAACTCTTGAAACCTGAAGTTTTTTGCCAGTTTGTTCTCGGTTATAATTGCCATAACATTCTCCTGTTAGATTGCCCTTGAAACCAATACCCAGACATCAACCGCCCCGGCTGTGGCCGCGTTTAGATTTGCTCCGGCACAAATGGCGGTCAATTTGATAGCCGTATCGGCACCGTGGCTCTCGCTGAATAGCCCGCTTGATATCTGGAACGTGTCATCTGCCGCCGTTTGAAAGACATTAAAGGGCGAGGCATATTTTGCCGTTGTGTCGTTAGTCCCCGCGCTAATCGTGTAAGCGGTAATCCCGCCGCCGCCAAAGGCTGCGCTTTGCTTGATTTTAACGCCATGTACTACTCCGCCCGGAGGCAGTGTTAACAACGTAATGGTATTCGTGGCAGCTGCCGAGCTGAAGTCCGCGTATGTCTTGGTGACCTTGATCCATGCTGGTATATTGTTCGCCGTGCCATTTACGGTTATGCCGCCGTTGAATGTGTTCGTGCCGGTGAAGGTCTGTGTGTCAGCCAGTTTGGCGACGCCTGCGGGCGAGTAAGAATTGCCTGCGTCTTTCGCGCTGGGCAGAAAGCCGGTGATGTCAGCAAAATCCACAAGCACAGCAGCGTCAAAAGAAGCGACGCCGCCACTCTCCACGTGGAGTTCCAGCGCCAGTTGGGTTGCATTGTTTGATACTTCATGTGTCACCTCCAGATATTCCCAATTGCCCGACCCGCTATGAAAAGCCGAGGCCGAGAGGTTTACGCCGTCCGACACTTTAAGCCGCGCCATGTTCGGGCTGGAGCACTTCGCCAGGCACCACGCTTTTACCGATTTGCCCTTATGGAAACTTACCTCTGCGGACGATTGCTGCAGATAGGTGTCTGCCGTTCCGTAAGAGACCGCCGCCGCGTAAGTTCCGTGGATACTGTCTGCCGATCGGGCCACCGAGCCACCTGTTCCTGCCAGCGTCCAATCATCCGGCGCGGAGTTCGCACCATTAGCCCATAATTCCAAATCGCCGTTATTAATCAGGTTCCACGGCACAAGGTTCACGTGGCTGAAGTTATCGTTGAACTTGGAGGCGGAGGGGATTTCCGCCTCGCTGTCGGTAAATACGGTCGGTAATCGTTCGGTTCCCATAGTTTAAAGCTCCTGCAGGACAAGTTCAGTGCGTTTCTTTATGTCGTCATGAGCCACGGAAAGCGCGATGCCCGTTATCTCATAGGCCGACTGCTGCTCATGGCTCCAGATCCCGATGGTTGCCTGCCCTATATGCGCCGCAGAATCGCCGATATGCCACTTCCTGGCTGTTTGCGGCGGCTCGTCAAGATACCGCAGCCGCACAATATCGCCTGCCTCAATCTGCGGCAGCAATTTAGCCGTAACGGAATATTGCTTGCGCGGCCGGGAGAACAACTGGAAGTAGCTGTAAGCCGTGCCTGTCGCAATATCGGCGTCCTGCTCGATTAATAGCTGCGAGCTGCCCACGCGTAACTGGCGCACGCCATAACGCGCCTGCGAGTCCGGCTGCGGGCTGTTGAACGTGGCAGGTTCCACCACGGCTTGATAATTCCCGTAAGCCGAGACTATCTTGTTGTAAAGATACTGCAATCCGTCCGGGATCGCGCTTATCTCGACTATGTCCTCCGTCCTGAGCGTGATAGCCGGTTCCGTTGTCGTGTTTATCCGGCTTTTGAAGAAGAATTTCCCGGCCCTGTCGAAGCCGAATATATAGGACGCGATATTGGCCAGCTCGCTTATGGCGTCCAGTACGCTGTAGCCGGTGCAATCGGCCATGCGCAGTTTTGTGGTCAAAGTTCCGTAAGTAATGCCGTGTCCCGTCAGTAACGGCAGTTCCTGCCCGTTTGCGCTGGTCTGCCGGGTTATTTGCAGTCGGCCATAGCGTAAAGCCGGGCTGGCTATCTGGCCGCTCTGGACGGCTACCAATGCGTTCCAGGTGCTGTTGTCAGCAGAGGTCTGCGTTTTAAACGATACAGCGGAATCGGCTGGCAGGACTGCCGACTCCGAAAGACCGCAGAAGGCTTTGATGGACTCCGTAAAATCCATAACTGGGTAAAGCTTGGTGCCGACAAGCGGCAGGGTAAAACTGGAGACCGCGCCGAAATCACCGCACAGGTTGATAATCTGGAACGTGGCATTGGTAGCCACGGGATTGGATGCGCCCAGCGTCGCGCCGAAACTTACCACGGGCGTCTGTAAGGTCCCCGGTGAGTAGGTGTAATTCACCCGCAGTATGCCGTCTATGAATACCACGAACCGGCCCGGCTGGTGGTAAATGCAGAACCCATGCGTCTGGTTAATCCCGCAGGCCGCGCTCCAGAGCGTTGTGCCGCCGAATTTGACCGCCAGGCTGGCATTGCCCGCCCCGTCCGCTATAATGCCCGCCTGCGCCAACGTGGAGCCAGTTGTGCCGTAATTAACCGCGCCGAACGACTCGGTATTGGCCAGCAGGACGGAGGAATAGAAGCTGAAAACCGTGGTGTCCGTTGCCGCACCGGTCGAGATGCTCCATTTCTTTGATCCTGCCGTGGTGGTGCTGCCAGACGACAGGTTTAAAATATTACCAGACACGCTCGTAGTCGCGCTGCCGGTGGTCTCATAATTATTCCAGGCGGGTGTGACATTCTCCGGGAGGTCGGCACAGTCGTACCGGAGGCCGTCCGTATGCGCGTAATCCAGCCGCTTGATAACCCGATAGGGGAAAGTAACCGGCTCCACATACCGGCTGGCCGGATTGTTCGGTATTCCCGCCAAATCCAGCAGGCCGTTGACCGCCTCGGCTATCTCCAGGCCGGTATACCAGCAAAAATAGTCGGTTTTTACGGGCTTGCCGGTAGTGGGGGCGGCGGCGAAGCTTATTTTGGCTTGCGTGTCATAGGTGCAGGTGTCTGAGACTGTGTAATCGGTACCCTGTGCCAGCAATAAGCCGTCAAGGAATGTGCGCTGGATGCGCCCGACATTCTTCTGCGCGGTGTAGAAATCGGTAGTAACTCCGTCGCCGATGCCGATAATTTCTCCGGTTATCTGCGTTGAATATCGTTCAGCGTCCACATCATCCAGCAGGATATGTGAGGCATCTATGCTGAACTGCGCGGTCTTCTCGTCCGGGTTGAACGCCACGGCGCTCGTGTATCCGGTAAACAGCCGCACTTCTTCCGATTCCGTCCCGTCCTCGTAAACATAGACCTCGGCTACTTTAAATAATGTGCGATACGCTGTATAACCGAGCCGGGCGGCGCTGTCCTTCGCGAATCTGCCGTAATTTATTCTCTCCTGCCACTCATTGGCAGCGTTATAGAGTATCACCGTAAGCGAGCCGACGCGGAACTCGTTAAGCTTTACCGCATCCAGTTCTTCCTTGGTCTTGCTGACGCTTTTAATATCGTTGTCGGCTACTGCCTGCCACTCCGCCTCGTAAACAAACGCTTGCGCGTCTATATCCCAGTATCTGCGGCGGTAAGCCACCACCCGGCGCATGTTTGCCGTGGCCAGTTTTTGCCGCTCCAGTATTCCCGCCGATACGGTTATCATGTTTCCGCCGCCTGAAAGCCGACAATGCGCCCTGAGGACTTGTTCTTGGCTGCGTAGCTGTATGCCAGGCTCTGCTTGAGCGCGGATACGCCGTAAATCCCCTGCGGATCGGTATCCGGCTCCGGCCAGAGTGTGAAACTGCCGCGATGGTAGACCGCCGTCACAGCCGCCAGCTCATCAGCCGATAGTCCCGCAAAGCTTAACGAAGCGTCCCAGCGCGTTGTCCTGTCGCCCGACCATTTCATAAGGGCCGAGCGCACCGAGCCGTCGGCCATATCGGTCATTGCGCCGACCGGTGAATACCCGGCCTGGAAGTCATAGAACCCGGCGGTGGGGGAGAACAAGGTCTGCAAAGCCCAGATCTCGCCGATATGCTTTTCCTGATTTGGTATCTGCGTCTGGCTAAACCTGAACCGCACGCCGCTGGCCTGCCGCGCCGTCATGGTGCCGCGCGCCACGGATGCTATCAGCGACACGCCCAGCCGGTGCGCGGTGCCAAGCGTCAGTACATTGGCCGTCCAGCCGGACAGGTCTTTAAAGTCCACGGCTACCGTGGCCGCGTTTATATTCTGGAGGAACAGCGTATCCAGCGTTCTTAAGGCCTCCACGCCTTTGTCTTTGAAAATAACCTCCACCGAGGCGGGGGAACTGTCGCTGTTCTGGCCGATGGTCTGCCAGAGCGCGTTCCAGTCGCGGTCATAGAGTCGGTATTTAACCGCCTCGCCGGTTGAGACCGTTACCGCGCAGTTGGCGTTGACGCTATTAGGGCCGAAGAACAATGGCGTGTCCATTACGCGGCCCTCCCGCCATTTCTGGCGGCTGTGTCGGTTGTATTGACCGCAAACGACACGGCGTTGGGCGTCATCTTGCGCAGTTGCGCGCTCAGGATGCCAAGTATTTCATCGGCGTCTTCTTTGCTGGTGCGATTTGCCAGTATGAATGTATTGTTGAGCGTGACGCGTTGCTCTCCGGTGCCGCCGCCCAGCGCGCTGTTGGGGATCACGGTCCCGGCAGTATCCGGCACGAACAGTTCCGGGCCTTTCTCGCCGACCAGCGCCACTTGCCCGGCAGGCGGGCGTCCGCCAGCCGCGAACCCGCCGGAGAACCCTATAATGGCCGCGAGTATAGCCGCAGCCGCCGCGAGCCCGATAATAATGCCGACAAACGGTATCCCGGCGTGCGCCGAGACCGCCTTTGCCTGCCCCACGGCTGCGGCAGCCGCTATCTCTGTATGTGCGGCGGCGGTTGTCTGCGCCACCTCCTGCACCGTGGCCGCGCTTTTAACCGCGCTGACCGTTGTGGTGCAGAAGACTTCTTTGGCGGCTGTGGCGGCGGCCTCTGCTTTCTCGATGCCCCACATAACCACCTTCTTGGCGAGTATCTCGGCCAGTATCTTGAACATGCTGGCCTTGAACGCCTGCCACACGCCGGTCATAATACTGTTGAGATTAACCGTTCCCGCAGAGATCTGGTTGAACAATTCCTCAAACCCGCCAGCGAGCGAGGACACGGCGGCGTTGAACGTGGCGACAAGGTTGTCCTTAAGCATCGTGGCCGAGATAAACACTTGGTTGTAAGCGTCACGCCACGTCTGCGCGAATTTAGACGCCTGTTGCGGCGCATCCGCGCCCATATCAGGCAGGGCCGGTGCGGCAGGTATAGCGAGGCTGGGCCCGGTTATACCGCCAGAGAACACGCCTTTGACCGTGTTTAACTTGCCGGTTACGAACTCCTGCGCCTTGCCGAACCCGCCCGCCAGGCTTGTGGCTATATCCACGCCGGTGTAGTACGCCGTGTCGGTGATAATACCGCCCCAGTCTTTAACCTCTTTGCCGACCGTTTTCATGCTCTGGCCGATGCGGGAATCTGCCAGCGTATCCGTGGTGTCGGTCACGAACTGCTTTATGGCGTTTACGGCGGAATCAAGGTGCAGATACTCGGCCACAGTCATGAAATCGCGCACCCAGTTCTTGAAATAATCCTTGAGCGCCTGAAACTTGTCCTGAAAGAACTGCACGAAGTAATCCGTAACGAGCAATACGTCGTCCATGTAGCCTGAAGCCGCGTCGCGGAACGCCTGCAGTATAGCCGTCCAGTTCTTGGAGATCGTTTCCCATTTGTCGATGATAATAAGCCCGGCGGCTATCAATACGCCCGCGAGCAGCCCCACCGGGCCCGCGAGCGCGCCTATGGCGGTAACTATCCCGCCGAATGCGGCTGCCACCCAGCCCAAGACCGGCGCAAGCCCGCTGACAGCCGATACGAACAGCCCGACCGCCCAGATAGCGGGGCCCAAAGCCGCGACTATCATGGCCAGCCCCACCAGCCAGTCGCGTGTCGGCTGATCCAGCCCGGATATAAACACTGACGCTTTCTGCAACGCGGCAGTAAGCATCTCCGCGAGCTTAACCACGGTTGGCAGGGCTATATCGCCCAGCCGTATCAGTGCGACCTGCAATGTCGCCAGCGTTTTTGCGAATTGCTGGCTGGCATCAGAGTTGGCGATATTGAATGCGTTCTTGAGGTCTTGTCCTGTCGCTTTTGAGACCTCCGCTATGACTGCGCTGGCAGCCGCACCGTTCTTCCCCAGCAGGTTCAAAAGCCCGACCAAGCCCTGCGCCTCCGGGAATACTCGTGCCATAGCTGTTTCGTTCTCGCCGAAATGTTCCTTGAGCGTCTGCAGGACAGCCAGCAGGCCTTTCTCCTGGAGCTCGGCACGCAAGCCCTCAAACGACAATCCGACATATTCCAGCGCGGTCCGAGTCTGGTCGGTGGGTTTTATAAGCGTCATAAACACGCCGCGCAGAGCCGCCACGGTCTGTCTGCCGTCCATGCCGAGTCTGGACATCGCCGCCACCGCGCCTGATACCTCACCAAAAGAAATGCCCAACTGCGCGGATACCGGCAGCAGCTTGCCGATAACGGGGCCCAACTCGTCCAATTGCAGCTTGCCGTTACGGACAGCCGACAACAAGACGCCCGTGGCTGTAGCCGCGCTTAGATTGGCTGGCCCATAAGCGTTTAGGGCGGTAGTAACCGCGTCCGTCACGGTTACGGTGCCGCCCAGCCCGGCGGCTGACGCCATAGCCGAGGTTTTCACCACTTCCAAAGCGTCCGCGCCTTTCAATCCAGCCTGCGCGACCGAATACATAGCGTCGGCCAGTTCTTTCGGGCCCTTGCCGGTCTCTGTGGACAAGGCCAGCAGATCACCACGCCAGGCGGTTACCTGCTCCCGGCTGACTCCGATGACGGCCACTATCTTGTCGAGGCTGTCGTCGAAATCTGTCGAGAACTTGACCGCCGCCAATGCTGCGCTTGCCACCGGCAGCGAGATGCCATAGGTTATCTCGGTACCAAGTTTCGTGAACCTGCGCCCCGTCCTGGCGAGCGTCTTCTCGGCCTTGGCCAACCCTTCTTCAAAGCTGGCCGTTCTGGCCGTTAGGTTTACTATCAGGTTTCCTATGGTTGCCATTGTTGCCGCCTAATGCCGCGTTGAGCGCCTTGACCTTTTCCAGCTGCTGCCGCCAGTCCTGTTGCTCCCTGCCGAATTTCGGCATGAAGTCCTGCGGTTTATAGGGCGGCGAGCCGTTTTTCCTGAACAGATTGGCCGTTGTAGCCGCCACGATACCGGCCCGCAGGTCCGCCCTGTCCTCGCCGAACGGCTCCATCGCGTAATACGCCTGCCACTCGGTCAATTCCCGCGAGCTGGCGCGTGCCAGCAGCTCGCCGACCGGCATGCCCAGAGCGAGCGCTAGACGGAAGTAGAACCGTCGCTCCGGGCGTTGCTGAAATTTGCGGTCAGCTCCTTTACGTCGCTCTCACTCAGGCCCGACAGGCTTTGTGCCGCGTTGAACAGCCGGTTTAACGCTTTGGCGGACTTGCCGCCCAGCCATTTAACGTCCTCCTCGGTGAACAGAGAATTGCCCTGCTCGTCTATAGCCGATAAGGCCACGAGCTTCGCGCGCAGGTTCTGCATATTCACCGTGGTGTTGCGGCCCTGCCCCTGCACTACGCTGGCCTCGAACCGGTCGCGCTCAGTGCCGGTCAGGCTTTTAAGCCGCACCGCGCCGCCCCACTCGGGTACGTCCACTTCCTGCGTTTCCAGGTCGGAAACGCCTTTTATCTGGTCTTTGTTAAGCAACATGTTGCCTCCATTACGCCAGCGTCGGCTGGCCGGTTATCTTAAGCGTGACGCTCGCGCCCAGTTTGCCGTCTACCGGAGCGCTGGGTTCGAAGTTGGTCACGAACGCGGAGAAACTCCACGTGGTAGCCGGTGTGTCCGGGAACAACAGCTGGAAGTTCG